AGTTGTAACAAATTACAAAACATATCACAATTTTAAACACATTAATTCTAATATTAAAAACTTTTCGTATTTTAATGATCATCTTATTTGTTTAATTTATGACGATGAAACTTTAGATTTAATCAACGTTTTTCCTTTTTCAGATAATTATTACAATTCTTTAAATTTGTATATTCTTGGATCTATAGATTATTTTAAAAATATATTAAAGCACATACATTGTTTTAATATTAGTCTAGAGTCTTCTAGTTTTAATTATAAAAAGATAGAAATAAATACTAAAAAGCGTCTACAATTGTCAAAATTATATGACTCATTAGTTCTTGATTTTAATTTTTCTAAGGTGTATAATTGTGGGTCTTGCTTTTTAAAAAGCAGTTGCAATCCTTTAGTTAAAATTTATGGTTTAAAACCTAATATATATCTAGCTAATAGTAAAAAAATTAATATTTTAAACTTGGAACATTGAATAATGAAAGTAACATATTCATATACAAATCGGTAAGACACCTCTTTATATAAGTAATACTGCAGGTGGTGGGAGAGTTCTCCTAACATTTATAGACTCTTATAATGAATATATTTATTACTGTGATGATTATAACAGTAAGACTTATATAAATAGAATTAAAAATCCTTTGGCAGGTGATAAGTATAATTTAGAAAATTTTACTAGAATAGAATCAGATGCTCAATTTAAGCAGTATGAAAATTTTATTTTTAATTTTTATAACTATGCTGGTTTGCATCTTGGTGAAAAAATCGATGGAAACGATCAAGGCGAATTTAAACTTTGGTTGCCTAAATAATTATGAGCGATACTATAGATGGTCGTGGTAGTGAAGACCAAAAGATACTTTTTGAATATTTAAAACAAATATATCCAAATCAGAAAATTTATTATGAATTTTTAATTCATGATCTTAATATTAGATTAGATCTCTACTTACCTTATTTAGGTTTAGCCATAGAGTACGATGGAAGACAACATACAGAATTTGTTGCACATTTTCATAAAGATCTTTTAGGTTTTGAAGTATCTAAATTTCAAGATAAAAAGAAAAATTCTTATTTAACAGATAAAGGCATTAAACTTTTAAGAATTAATTATAACAATATGGTTAAGAATTGTGATGAGTTAATTGAAAGAATTAACTCATTGCCTGATTTAGGTATTGATTATGAAATTTTAGAAGAGCTAAATGTTAATAAAAAAAATAAATTAAAAAAACAAAGTGAACAAAGAAAAGATTATTATAAAAAACTTAAAAAGGAAAAAAAGAGTTAATGATTTCTTATTTAACTAAAAGAAATGGTAGAAAAGTAAAATTTCAACCAGAACGTTTAAATAAGCTCGCAAATTGGGCGACTGACCAGCGGCTGTGATTGGTCTATCATTGCTTTAGAAGGTATTAAAAAACTTCCAGAAGAATGTACAGTTCAAGAGCTAATGCAAGCTCTAATTTCTGCTTGTATTGATAGACAAACAGAAGCTTATTTAAAAGTTGCTGGTAAACTCTATGTTGCAGATTTATACAAAAGAGTTTTTGGATCAGATTTAATACCTCATTTAGCAGATCATATTGCTAACATGCAAAGTCTTAATAAGTATAGACATTGGAATTATACTGAAGATGAAATTAATATCATCAATGGCTATTTGCAGCATGATACAGATTTTCAATTATCTGTTAATCAGATTAAACAATATGAAATTAAATATTTTATTAAAGATGTAATTTTAAACAAGACTTACGAAACTCCTCAATTCTTATATGCTCGTATAGCTATGACAATTATGGAGGACGAGCCTAATCGTTTAGAAGAAATTAAAAATTATATTGCTGCTTTAAATAATAAAGACTTAAGTTTGCCTTCTCCTAATTTAGAATATATAGGTACACCTAAAGCTACTGCTACTTCTTGCTGCCTATGGACTGCTGAAGATACTGCTCAGAGTATTAGTGCTAATCACCATATAGGTGAAATAATGACACTTGCTTCTGCAGGGTTAGGTAACAACTTGCGTATTCGTTCTATTGGTGACGGTGTTCGTGGTAATAGCTTGAAACATTTGGGAAAACTAGGTTATTACAGAGTTTCTCAAGCTATTACAAAATCTAGTAAACAAGGTAATAGAGGTGGTGCACAAACTACTTACTTTACTTGTTTTGATCCAGAAGCCTTTGATATTATACGTGCAAGAAATCCTACTACACCTGACTCTAAAAAAGTAGATGGTATTGATTATTGTATTATGTATAACGAGTTTTTTGCTGAAAAAGTAAAGCTAGGTGAAGACTGGATGCTTATTAGTATCAAAGATGCACCTGACTTAGAAGAATCTTTTTATAGTAAAGATTTAGAGATCTTTAAAACCTTATATAATAAATATTATAAAGATCCTAAAGTACCTAAACAAATAGTTAAAGCTAGAGAACTTGCTCTTTCATTTTTAAAGCAAGAATATGAAACTGGCCGTTTTTATGATATGAATATTCATGAAACAAACTACCATACTCCTCTAAGAGAACCTATTTATAGTTCAAATTTATGTCTTGAAATTTGTTTAAATACTAAAGCATTCCATGATATACAAGCACTGTTTGAACAAAAATCTAGTGAATATATTTATGTCACAACAGATTTAAATACTTTAGCTATTTACAAAGATCCTGAGTTACCTGTTACAACATATACAGGAACTGTTAAGGCTTGTGAATTAAAAGTAAATGATATTATAATTACACCTAATGGTAGTACTTCTAAAGTTGTTAAAGTTCAGACTAAAAACGAAATTGCATTATGTAATATTGCAGCAATAAATTTGCATCGTGATTTTACTGATGAAGAATACTTCAGTGTAGCTCGTTTTGCTTTGATGACTATTAATTGGGTAATTAGAAATAGTACTTATGCGTTTCCTAATTTAGAATATACAGCTAAAAAGCGTATGTCTGCTGGTGTTGGTATTGGTAATCTTGCATATGAATTAGCAAGAAATAATAAATATTACACATCTAAGTCTGGTAAACAGCATATACATTTTATTGCTGAACGTCATTACTATATGCTACTTAAAGCATCTTTAGAGTTAAGTAAGACTCAAGGTAAAGCTGAGTGGATGGATAAAACCTTATTTCCAGAAGGTTGGACTCCTCTTGATACGTACAATAAAAATGTAGATAGTATTGTAGAAACTAAGTTATATTATGATTGGGATACTTTACGCCAAGAAGTAATTGATAATGGTGGTATTGCTAACTCTACTTTATGTGCACACATGCCTATGGAAAGTAGTGCTCAAACTCTAAATGCTGCTAACTCTGTATATCCTATAAGAGCTGGTGTTGTTGTTAAAGGCGATGGTGGTAATAAGAATATTTCTATACCTCCTGGTTGGACTGAGCTTCAATATATTTATGAGTTTGCTTACGATATACCTCATAAAGATTTAGTAGAATGTTATGCACTGTTACAAAAATGGTGTGATCAGGCAATTAGTGCAGATTATTATTTAGATTTTACATCTGAAAATGCTGCATCTATTACTTCTGAAAAACAAATGCTTACTAACTTTTTAATAAGAGCTAAGTATGGTACTAAAACAAAATATTATACAAATTCAAAAACACAAAATGATAATGAAGATGCTACCGAGCTAACCGCTGGTTGTTCTGGTGGTGGTTGTTCATTATAAAAACTTACGTAGGATACTTATGGATATAAACTTAAATACTGCTTTAGTTTACAATAGAGATAATAATGTGTGGGAACAAGGAGAGCCTAAATTATTTTTAGGCCAACCTTTAGGCTTATTTGATAGTATAAATGTAGCACACCCTAAGCTAAGAGAATTCTATAATAGACAAAAGCAAATTGATTGGAAAGAAGATGAAGTAGATCTTGGCCAAGATATTATTGATATGCAAAAAGCAGCTAAAGCTACTATTGATATTATGGTCCATAATTTATCTTATCAATGGGAAGTAGATAGTAAAGCTGTTAAATCTTTTGCTGTATTACTAGCTCCTTTTATTACAGATAATCAATTTTGGCATGCTCAATTAAAGTGTGGTGAAATTGAAGGTTTACATGCAAATACTTATGCAGAAGTTGTAAGACAATGTATTCCTGATCCTAATATTATTTTTAGAAGTATTAAAAATAATAAACAGATTATGGATCGATCTAATACTATTACCAAGGCATTAGAAGATCTTGCATTAGCAGGTCTACAATATACTGCAGGTATTATACCTAATGATCAAAAACTCTATAATAGAGTTTTTGTAGGTTATATTGCTATGTACTTACTTGAGCGTTGTCAATTTACTACTTCATTTTCTAGCACTTTTATTACTGCTGAAAATGGGGATTTCCAAGGTATTTGTAAACTTGTTCAAAAGATTGCTATAGATGAAATTACTGTACATGCTCCTATGGGTGCTTATGTAATTACTTCTTCAATTATGCAAGATGCAAGAGCACAAGTTGCTATGACAGATTGTCATAAACAAATTAAAAATATGGTAGAAGATATTCGTAAATCTGAACATAGATGGGCTAAATATATCTTTAGCGAAGGTCGTAGAATTGTAGGATTGAATGCTGATTTAAACTGTGATTTTGCTGATTTTAATATTTGGGAAGCTGAGCAAGTTCTTGGATTAACAAGTTTGCCAAAACCTTCTAATCCTTTAACATTTATGAATCATTGGTTTAATATTGATTCTACTCAAGTAGCACAACAAGAAGCTGACAATACAAATTATGCTAAAATTTTTGTTTCAAATGATCTAAAAGATACTGATATCTTAGAATTTTAATGCAACTAAAATTTTAAACTAAAAAATAAACAGATAAAATACAAAGAAAAAATATGCAGAAAAACACAAGTCAAGTTGTTGGAAAAACACAATGTCCTAGATGTGCCTCCAAAGGCAATGATAATTCTAAAGATAATTTAGTTCTTTATGCTGATAAAGGCCGGACATTGTTTTGCGTGTGGTTACACTAGATTATCAACAACTTATAAAAAAGAACACGGTTTAGAAGAGATAGTAATTAAAGATGAGCGGACCATTTAGCCTAGAATTATGGAATAATATAAAAACTCAAAGTACATATAAAACAAATAACTTTCGAGGAATAAAAGATGAGACAACAAAAACTTTTGGTGTCTTACACTCTTTTGATGAAAAAGGCAATTTAGAAAAACAATATTATCCTTTAACAAAAAAGAGTAATCTTGTTGGTGTAAAATGGCGCGACAAAGATAAAAACTTTTCAAGTAGAGGCGTTAGTGATAGTACTTGTGATTTGTTTGGTCAAGAAGTTTTTAGAACTTCACCTTGTAATAGTATTATTATTGCAAGTGGAGAATTAGATGCTTTATCTATTTGGCAAATGATGTCAGAATACTCTGCTAAATCTGGTTCGAAATATGAAACTACTCCTGTAGTTTCAGCAATCGTGGGAGAGTCTGGTGCTCTTAAACAGTATCAACATAACTACGATTTTTTAAATAAATTTGATAAAATTTATATTTGTCCAGATCAAGATACTGCAGGACTAGAAGCACTTCATAAAGTTGCTAAAGTACTACCAAAAAATAAATTGTTTGTTATTGAACTTCCTAAAAAAGATGCAAACGTGATGCTTGAAAAAGGATTACAACAAGAATTTATTTCAAGATTTTTTAAGGCAAAAGCTTACAGTCCTGCTGGTATTTTAGGATCAGATGTACTCTATGATAAAATCTTAGAGCGTGCACTTATTCCTAAAATTAGATTTCCAGAGTTTTTAGATCCATTAAATAGAATGTTAGCTGGTGGTATTCCTCTTGGATACATCGTTAACATCATGGCTGGTTCAGGCTCACGGAAAATCTACAGTTGTTAATGAATTTATTATTTATCATTTACAACAAAAGCTTTACAAAGTTGGTGTATTATCTCTTGAAGCTGAAGCTGGTGAGTATGGTGAGAATTTACTTTCTCGTCAAATTGGTAGAAAGCTTTCTCTTATTGAAGATCCACAAGAAAAATATGATTATTTAAATACTGATTTTGTTAAAGAAACTGCAGATCAATTATTTAAAGCAGAAGACGGAAGTCCAGCTTTTTATTTAATTGATGATCGCGGAGACTTTGATTCAATAGAATCAAAAATTGAAGAACTCATTATTGCTTGTGGTGTACAAATTATTGTTATTGACGTTTTGTCAGATGTATTTGCTGGTGAAGGAATTGACTTCCAAGAAAAATTTATGAAATGGCAAAAGTCAATGGTAAAAGGTTATCCTATTATTTTTGTAAATATTATTCACAGTAGAAAAACTTCTGGTCAACAACAAGCTGCCTCAAATGGTGGTATGTTGAGTGAGGAAGATATGGCTGGCTCTAGCTCTCAATATAAGAGTGCTGGGATTAATATTATTCTACAACGTGATAAGCTTGCTGAAGATCCTATTGAACGTGATACTATGTATGTACATCTACCTAAGAATCGTGCTGCTGGTGTTACTGGATTAGCTTGTAAACTTTATTACGATAATCCTAGTCATACTTTTTATGAATTAAATTATTATAAAGAATTATATCCTGAGAAATTTATAGAGGAATTTTAAATGTTACTAGGCGTATCTCCCATTTTAAAAGAAAGATGCAAAAATTTTACACCTGTTGCTTGTATAATAGCTACAGTTTTTAATAAAAATAAAAAACATAGAAATATTTTAGGAGATATTAAAAAAACTCTTATGATTTCTTATGATAAACAAGATGAAGACTTAATTGTAAATATAGACTCTTGGGAATTAATAAAAGAAGCTGATGGTACTTTTAATAAAGATATTGTAAATATTGATCAATGTTTAAACACTTTAGATATTTGTTATAAAACACCATTAAAAAAAGATGCTACTTTTAAAATAGTTTTTAAATTGTTATATGGAAGTTATGACTTTTATTATACATTATTAACAGACCAGGAATTTTAATGGTTAGACAAAAAGGTTCCGTAGGAGTAATTTTTCAATTTAAAGAGCAAGTTCAAAAGCAACAAATTGAAAAATTACCTCTAACATTTTATGCTACTGCAAGTTCTTCAAACTTGCCTCGGAAGTATAACAGAAATAAAAATAGTTGCTAGCTCTGCTAATAAACTTAAAATACAGAAAGTATTTATAAAACAATTAAGCGGAGATCTTGTTTCGGAATTTATATCCGAAAATACAATAACAATAAAATTTTTAAATTTAGATTTATCTAATAAAAAAATATTTAAATTAGATATTTTATTAATTGATGGAAGTTATTATTCTTCTCTTAAGGTGGTTGTTTATGAACGACCTAGTAATAGATCGTCTAGATTCTTTTTATCGCAACTTTATCCTTATCAACTACCTCCAGAATCTATCTTAACTTTTGTTAAGCCAAATTCTGGAGTTTTAAGACTTCCTTTTTTCAGTTTAGAGGCTAACCGAGAAACTTTTAGCCCTAGTTTAAATATAAATTCTGGAAATTTGAGAGTAGCTTTACAAACATATACTAATTATTCCGTAGAAAATTTTACAACAAATATGTTAATAGTTACTGGTGGTAATTTGAGAGCGTTACTTAGAACTCAATCACAAGGTATAGAAAACTTTAAAACAAATATGATGACAATTACTGGGGGCAATTTGAGAGTAGCTTTAGTTACACACAATTCTTCTTATGAAAACTTTAATACTAACTTTACAATTTTAGGAGGTTCTCTTGAAACCCAACCTTAACTTTACTGCAAGAATGGCAGGACATTTTACATTAAAAGCTACAAATATAAATACTGGTAAAGAACGAATTCTTGGAGATTTTCCTAATCTTATTTTAGATTCTGGTTTAAATAGAATTGGTTCTGGTTCTTATGCAGACAAGTGCGTTGTCCGGAACTGGAAATAGCACTCCAGTTGTATCTCAAACTATTCTTGATAACCAAACTGGAGTTTCATCCACTGTTAACGATACTTATGGATCAACAACTAGTAGCCCTTATTATGGATACAAAATATTTACTTTTAGATTTAATCAGGGTATTGCTGCAGGAAACATTAGTGAAATTGGTGTAGGTTGGTCTGGTACTACTCCTTTACAATTATTTAGTAGAACTTTAATTAAAGATATTAACGGAGATCCTACTACAATTACTGTGTTGGCGGATGAAACTCTAGATGTTATTTATGAGCTTCGACTTTACGCTCCTGAAACAGATTTAATTGTTTCAGGATTAGACTTTGGAGAATCTACTCATGACTTGACTATAAGATCTGCCCAAATATCAAGTGCCTATTGGAGCGGGTTTATAGGTAATTCAAAATTTACTTGGACAGACAATGGTTACGGCTACAATGGACCGTTAGGTCTTATTACTGGTCTTCCTAGTGGCGCTAGTGCCTATTTAGGTAACTATTCCGTAGTAGCAGCTGCTTATGTTCAAAATAGTAATAAAGCGTTAGGTCAACTCACGGTAGCTTTAAATAACGGAAATCTTTCTGGGGGTATCTCTGCTTTAACTGTGTTGACTTATTTAGGTGTTTACCAAGTAGGCTTTAATCCTCCTGTGTTAAAAACAGATCAAAAGATTTTTAAATTAGATCTTGAGCTTTCTTGGGGCAGATATGCTCCCTAATAACATACTAACTACTTCTATTTATGAAAAAGCTGAGTTTCTTACTCCTCTTGGAAATAACTTATTAGACTATGCATGGGGAGGCAGCGCTTTAAATGATGCCTCCCAAGGGCTGAATGTACAGCTTTGGACTGCTTTTTATGAAGGTGGAGTAATTAAAGTTAAAACTGATACTATATTACCTATTTCTATAATAACTGTTCCTTCTGTTACTAGCTTATCTCTAGCATTTAATCAAAGTATGCAAATTACTTTGGCATATGTTTCTAATGGGTTGCCTTATCTTTATTGGTACGATACACAAGTAGCAGCTCAAGTTACTACCCCACTATCACCTGATGTAGTTACTCCTAAAGTTTCTTTAGATGATAATCGAAATTCTCAAACTGGGTCTAGCGATATTATATTAGCTTATATTAAAGCTAACCAGTTATGCATGCGAGTACAACGTGATCGTTATACAGTAGAGTATATTTCCCCTGAAGTTTTACAAGCTGGGTCTATTTTAAAGCAAATAGGCATGTCCTCCACCTTAGCAAATGAATTACGTTTTCAATTTGAAGTATTTTAAAGAGTATATAAATTATGACAATTGATTCTACTATTGGCGTGGTATTTAATTACTCTAAGTATTATATATCAGAAAGTAATAAGTTTTATTTATATTATAAGACAGAATTAGATGTAGAGACCTCTTTACAAACTATAGAATTACTTACAACTCATGAAAATTTGTGGAGACTTTCTAAATGTCAAGAAAACCTATAAAATTAGAATTTAAATATAAAGAACAACAATTACCTGAAAATTTAAATTCTTTTTATGCTACAGGTACTGTAACTTATTTAGAAAATAATATTGTAGAATTAAAAATTGTAAGTACATCTTTAAATTTACAAAGAATTAAAGATGTAGCTATACAACAAATACGTGGAAATTTAATTGAAACATTTGATTATTTAAATGTTTATACCATACAGTTTGAAAATATAGATTCTGAAAATATTAAAGTTTTTTTATTAACAATAACTTTAGTAAATAATATAGTTTATACACCTATTAAGTTAATAGTAGTCAATGCTTTAGAGAATGTTTGCGAAAACAGTATTAACTGGCATTCAGGTGATTCTGTTTTATGGCAAAGTAGCTCATGTGTTGAATCATTAAATTTTTTAAATAGCTACCTCTATGATAATATGGTAGATGAAGTAGCCCTAGATGATGGGATTATTTTAGTCACTGATACATAATTAATAAAAAAGTTGGAAATATATGACACAAGCAAGACAAATTAAAGATATTCCAGTGTTTAGTAGTATAACTCGGAACAGAAAAAATACCTACAGGTGGTAGAGGTGTTTTCACCACAACTGTAGATCAGATAAAAAACTACGTAGTAGATTCTATAATAACTTTATTTAATACTAAAGTAGATAAAGTTGCAGGTAAAAATTTATCTACTAATGATTTTACTACTGTTGAAAAAAATAAACTTACAGGTATTGCAAGTAATGCAACAAAAATAAATGTTTTAAAAGATTTACAAGATGTTTCAGACGCAAATCCTACTCAAGGCCAAGCACTAGTTTTTAACGGATCTAACTGGGAACCTGCTCAAGTGGCTTCGCCTAGTTCTCCAGATTTGTCTGGATACATGTTAAAATCTAATTATGATCCTAATAGTAATAATATTGTAAATGATTCTGAAAAATTAGGTAATAATTTACCTTCATTTTATACTAACAGAGCCAATCATACTGGTACACAATCTGTAACTACTTTGAGTGATTTTACTACCTCGACTGATTTTCGTATTAATTTAAAAATACAAGATCAAATTACCGATGGTGTTACTACTATAGCTCCTTCTCAGAATGCAGTTTTTGATGCATTACAAGCTAAACAAGCTACACTGATATCTGGAACTAATCTTAAAACTATAAATGGTACTAGTTTACTAGGCTCTGGTAATATAGTAATAACAAGTGAAACTACTGGTGCTACTAATTTATCTATTGTTCAAAATGCACTGTCTGTAGCTATATCGTCAGACACAGGTTCAGATGTTACTATAGCGCAAGCTACTAGTACTTCAGCAGGTGTTTTATCTAGTACTGATAAAACCAAATTAGATACTATTGCAGTGAATGCAACAGCTAATAGCACTGATGCACAATTAAGAAGTAGAAGTACACATACAGGTACTCAAGCTATTAGTACAATTACAGGTTTAGATACTGCATTGTCTGGTAAACAAGCTACTTTAGTTTCTGGTACTGATATTAAAACTATTAACAATCAGAGCTTACTAGGGTCAGGTAATATTTTAATAGAAGGTTCTGGTGGATCTTCTGATGCTTTAACAACTACATTGTCTGGTTTAAATACTGCATTAACAGGCAAAGTAGTTTCGACAGATACAATTTTAAGTGCTTTTGGTAAAACTCAAAAACAACTTGATACTTTATTTACATATATACAACCTCATACAGATTCGAATATTGTTGATGTAGGTGGTGGTAATCCTTATCCTTTTGATGTTTCAGATGGTACTTTATATACAACAAATACTATTATTACTTTAGCTTCTGGCTACTATAGAATAGCAATAGCTTCTAGTGCGCCCCCTGTAGGCGAGAGTACTTTATCGAGTCATAAAACGAGAGTTATTACTACTCAATCAGCTGAGGTAATTATAGAAGTTTCAGGTATTTCTCAAAATACTGCACAACCTTCTATAAATATTTCCGAGATATCTCGTCCAATAGATCCTGAAATACTTCAAAATAATGGAAATGCATCAAAAGGTTGGACATCTGAGAGTACTCTTCAATACATATTTCAAGGTGCAGATGATATCAACAATGGAGTTGAAGTATCTGCTAACTATCTATCTAGTTATCCAACTGCAAGAGGTACTAGTAGTGGAGTTTTAGTTATTACTAAAATTATACATATTGTTAATCCTACAGAAGTAGAATTAACAGTTTCAAATAACAGTAGTTTGAATTCTTCTAATTATGTGTTACCTTTAGAAAGTACAGGTTTTGTTTGGATTAGAGAAGTACAACCGACATGATTTTAATAAACAAATTAACAAATAAATATAAAATAGGTAATAGCTAGATGGCACAAAATAATAAATCAGGCACTTCTTCAAATATTTCAGACTATTCGCTAAAAGAAATTCCTTTTTCTGCAGTTATAACTGCAGAAAAAGATTATCAAATACAAATTTTAGAAGGTGACGGAGAGTCTTTAAATTATATTTCTGGATATAAACTAAGCTTAACTTCCTCTGAAAAAAATATAAAAAATATAAAAAGCGTAAGTTGGAGACAAAATTACGGAACTCCTGTAAATGTTTACCAAGAAGATTTAAATTTTATTTTTACTGCAGTTGATTCTTCTTTAGTAAAAATAACTGCAGAAGTTACACCTTATATTGGAGAAAAATATTTTACAAGTATATTAATAAAACCTAATATTTATAATCCTGTGTCTCCTAGTTTTTGTGAGGGTGCTTCAGATAGGTTACAAATTAATAAAGAAATTCATGAAGGAGATTATTTTGATATTTATGAGACTCAATCGAATGATCTGGGATTACACTATTTGGCAGGTGGGTTTTTTAATTATAACATGACATACCCTACTCTTTATAGAAATTTGGCTTTAAATTCAGACATTATTATAG